AAGGTAGTCAATCCTGAGTGCATCGGATCATTCTGCATCTGGGTGTAATACACGATTGACCTGTCAGGGTCTTGCTTCATCTCTTCTATGGCTGTCTTCGACAGCTTCTCAGTCCAGGTTGGTTCCCCATGTTCATCCTCGGCAGGTATTACCATCCATTTATACCCCCTCTTAGTCTTTCGCACCCTATCATAAAGGTCTTCTGGCGCGTAGTGTGTGCCGATTAGGTAGAGAAAACTGCCGTGCGGCTTGCTCATGTCTGGCGTGATAAGAAGCTCCTCCACATTGGAAAACCATTTCCACGTGTTCTCCGCTTCTATAGCAGAAAGCATATCTTTCTGTCCTATGATGTCGTCTAAGAAGATATGGTCTACGTGGATACCCTGCGCCGCATTGCCTACCCCAAGCACCTGGATGGACGGGTCTTTAGTGATGCCGCGGGAGGGTAGGTCTAAAGCTATACTACTCCACCTGTGCTGTCGCTTCCATGAATCATCTACCATACACTCAGGATATATATATCTTAGAAGCTCGTTCCGCTCCAACTGTCCCTTCACGAAATTAAGCGAGTCCTCTGCCTTCTTGTGGGTTTCCGTGACTATCATAGACTTTATCTCTGGATTGTTTATCCACAACCAGAGTGGCATCGAGCAGGTAATCGTTGTAGACTTCAGGAAATACCTGGGCATGAGTATGCCCTTGCGTTTGATTGATGTGTCCTGGCAGAATGTCAGGACATCTTTATGGAACGGTTGAAGGGGCAGGCGTGGGTGGTCTTTATCATTGCGGATGGCGTGCATGATAATCAGCTCTACAAAATGGTAGAGCGATTCCTTGCATACCCGCCGGATTAATTCCCGCTGTTTTCTGTCCACACATCCCCTAGTATCTTTGAAAATCTATCGTCTATATCTTTACTCTCCGCGTCTGTGAAAGGCGATTCTTTCTTTGCTACTGCCTCCCGCTTCTCTATCTTCTCTGGGGCAAGAGTGCCGAGCATCCTGCTTATAGTCTTGATGGCATCTATCCTGTCCTTGGCTTTTGCGCCAGGGTCATCACGAATCTGCTTGGCAATATCAAGATTTGTTTTCATCTCGATGAAGTGCTTCTTCCTCCACTCGGCGAGAGTTTCCTTGTATTCTTTAGCCTTGCTCATTTTGTTATGATAAGTATTATCAGCCCCGTTATGATAGTTACCAAGCCCCCGATGACTGTGTAAAAAAGCCAGTCCACCTTGTTTCGGAGGTGCTTAAATTCATTGTTGATAAAATTCTTTAATATTTCGTAAACATCGTCAGCGTTCATTTACCTAACACCCATGCAAAAAATTCAAATATTAAACTTACAAACACATATGCCAATACAGCACTCACTATGAATATCGCTACCTTTTCCCACCATTTCAGTTTATTCATAATACACCACCACATATGCTACCCTGCCCCGCCGCAAGTTTCCGCCACACCAGTAAACATAGCGGATGCGCGTGTAGTCAATCGTGTTGACCATTCTGGCAACGTACAAGAAAAAGGCAACATCGCTATCAGCCCACCAGTTGCGGTACACGTGGCATTTCTCATTAACGGGCGTCCTCTCTATTGACTTGTATGGATACACCTCCCCCACAGAGCATGATGTCAGTATCAGAACTGCCGCGATGGCGGCAAGTAGCCCTATTATCCACAACAAAACCTTCTTATCTGCCGTTAGATTAAACGCTCCCCTCATCTCAGATGGCTCAGTCCGCTTTTCTCTAGAAACTCGTGAAGCAAACTTAGAGGGTTTGCGAACACATACTCCTCTGAATAATTCGTCAGGCCGCAGTACATTATACCGACGAGTTCGCCTTTGGTATTGCATATGCTACCCCCAGAATCCCCAGGCCCGCCTGGGTATATAACCATGTACCCGAAGTCTTCCCATGGACTTAGGTGAAGAATGTCATCTGACCCTCTGCGGAAATGGTACTGCAATTCAGTAACGCATCCGAACCTGCTGAAAAAAGCAAACCCGCCAGTGCTCCCACTGCTTATGACCTTATCCCCTATAAATGGTTGGGTCTTTCCTATCCTCAGTCCTGGCAAGCCGACATCTTCACGCAGCTTTATTACAGCATAATCATCCCAGAACTTGCCGTCTTCACTCTTGCAGACAAGATCAGCCTCAACAGCATGGTCCAATCCAGGCACAAATACATAAATATTGGAAAACCCAACTCCGTAATGGTTGTCGAACATATGCCGGACAGTGACAACATGATTGTCTTTGATGATAGTACCCGAACCTATTATGGCGGCCGCCTTCTTTGGCCCATCCGTTTGGATAGGAACGCGTATCATATGCGAATCCATATTCATAAACTTGGAGTGCGTGTCGTAGTCCATTATGTAGTATGTGGCGATAGAAACTGTGTGTGCCTTTATCTTCGTGATGACAGACTTCGGAGCAAACTGCGGGGAGTAGTGAACACAGCCAGTTATCAAAAGAAGTATAACAAAGGGTATAACCTTTTTCATAATAACCCCCATATATGAAAAATTAGTTCGTATTTAACCCTATAAATACGAAATCTTACTTCTTTAGATTAGATTTGTCCTTCTTCCAGTTCTCAGACTCGCTCAACAAAAAGCGGAGTAGCGCCTGAATAAGCCTCCTCACAAACTTTGGCAGTGACATTAACTACCTCTGACTAATTTGTAGCCGACATTAGAACCGATGATTACCTGAGTTAAGATAACCACAAGACTCCAATCAAAGGGCTTTCCGTTTTGGATAGCGTCGTAAGCAACCACACCGGCAGCCACAATCCATGATAAGATGCGTGCTACCATGCCTTCGATGCTAACGCCAAATTTCGCAAAGACCTTTTTAATAAACTCGGTTACAACAGCCACTAAAGCAATCATTTCAGCTAGTGACATATTTCCTCCGTTTATTTATATTTCTCTCTATATGGTTTACGCCCACGTTCCCTAGCTTCGGATATGCGTTGGCGGATAAATTTTTCTTTTCGTTCATCAGATAATCTTCTATATCCATTCGACATGATAAGGCGTGTAAGTTTTTCTCTGAGTTCTTCAGATTGTACAGTTGTTAACATAGCAACAGATTCTCTTCCTAATACGCCTTCAATGTCTATATCCTGATTTTCATTAATAAATTGTTTTGTTAAGCGTAATGCAAGATGATCTTTCGCTACAATATTATTAGCTGTTTTTTTAAGTATTCTATCAAGTGATTCAGGCTTGCAAATTTCATTTACTAATCCAATGTTAAGAGCCTGTTCAGCTGAGATTTCTTTACCTAATAACATAAGCTCTTTAGCTCTGCCTTCCCCAATTATTCTTGGCAATATTTTTGTAGACGCATTGGAGAAAAAAAGCCCCACACCCACTTCAGGTAACATTATTCTTGTATCAGTCGCAGCAATTCTTAAATCACTCGCAAGAGTATGCTCAAAACCTCCTCCAATAACCCAACCATGATATCCTACAATTATGATTCCTGGATGAGCATACATCGCTCTGGTTAAGACTTGCCATGATTCTAAAAATTCTATGGCTTCAGGGAGTTTATCAGGATTAGTCAGTAAATTATATCCATATTTCAAATCTGCTCCTACTGTGAAATGCTTTCCATTTGCTGCGTATATTACGCATACATCCTTATTTTCAGCACTTTGCTTAAATGCTTCAATCAGCTTATTATTTGTAGCTAAATCTAACGTATTCCTTTGATCTGGTTTATTCAGTGTTATTTTTCCAATATCTCCTTTTCTTTCATATAATACAACATCTTCCGACATAAAAATCTCCTTATTATTTTTGATTTTAATAATAGTATTTTTATTTTTTCAGTATAGTTGAGAATAATAATTTTATTTTTATTAACTGTTTTATTTGATTCATAAACTCATACTTTTTGGATTAATTGTTAAATATTTTTTTTTAGCTCGAAATTTAATGAAATAAAAATAAAAAGAATTCTAAATTAAAAAAATTCTATTATTTTTTAACAAATTTTTCAATTCTTGTTTTTCCTTCTTCAGATTGTCCTGTTGTTATAATCGCCAACATTTCACTGTCCAGTACTCCATCCATGCTTTTATCAATATTTTCATTTAATAGTTTTTTAGCAATTCGG